ATATGCAGTATCATAACTTTGGATAACATGTTTAAGTACCGGTATCCGTTCTTCGTTCCACGGTCTCCACCAATCTCTTTTTATGATTGCACCTTCTTCAGAAGTTGGGTCCTGCATATACTGTGCGTTCCAGTTCTTCGTTGTCACTGATGCTTTAACTTTTTCTAATTCATCTAGTGGCCAGTATTCAGGCCATACAGGTTGTTCGTTGTCCAGTATTGCTGGAAAGCTTACAACTCTCCAAGAATCTGCTTTAGGTTCTGATTGTGCTTTGATGAGCCTTCCTGTTAAATCATCCGTTGCCCATCTTGTCATAACAACGACTATCGAACCACCGGGTTGTAAACGTTGTCTGGGTCCTGATGAATACCATTCATAAGTACGTTCCATTGCAGAATCTGACATTGAGTCTTGTTCAGTATGTGGGTCATCGATAATAAGTAAGTCCGCCCCTCGTCCTGTGATAGAACCGCCAACACCCGCTGCAAAGTATTCCCCACCATGATTGGTCTCCCAACGTCCTTTTGCCTTACTATCTTCTCTTAGACTAACATCTCCGAAGATACTTTTGTAGTCTTCGGTTTCCATTAAGTTTCTAACTTTGCTACCGAACCGCGAAGCAAGTTCAGCATTGTGCGAGACTTGCATAAGTTTCATTTTAGGGTTCTTACCGATCATCCAAGCAGGGAGCAAGAAAGACGCAAACTCTGATTTGGTATGCCTTGGTGGCATATTCACAATAAGACGTTTAGATTTTTTAGTAGAGATATCATGAAATTCATTTGCTATAATTTGATGGTGCCCATACTTTTTTGGGTCCTCTGTTCGTCTATAAATGAAATCAGGCCACATTGCTTTAGCAAACAATAAGAAGTCATCTTGACATAATTTTATAAATTCAATCTGCTTCTTTAATATTAAGGTTCTTAATTCATCATCTGTTAATTGATCTAAAATCATTTTTTTAAAAATTTTATATATTACGGGTCCCTTTTTTATATCATACCGTTTCAGTATACACTACTTCTATTCGACTGACTTTGAACTCCTCTTACATACAAGTACCTTGTATGTGGACGCGATCGTGTAAAAAAAGAAATTAGGATAGAGATCGTTGGAATTTGTGAGCCTTCATGTAGATAAACCGATAGCCCGTTAGGGCTATCGGTGTCGGTTGTATTTACTTACTTAACTTCTCAATTAAGTAGCTAAATTTATTTACAACACGTTGTTTAAAGTTATCGATTAAAGGGTTGCCTACATTTTCAATGATAAGCTTTTCTACTTCACCCTCTAACATTTTGTACATAACTTCATAATTCAACTTACTGATCGCATCAGGGTCTAACTTCTGATTTTCAGTAAGTTGAGCATTAGCCGATTGCTCGGCTAATACTTTTGATATATTCATTGGCACATTGTCAGGCATTAACTATTATCCCCTATTGCCTTGAACTCATTATATTCAATGTCAGTACAGAACTGATTGAATAAATCATTGTGCTTGATCTTGAAGTTAGCAGTCTCAAACTTCTTACGTTTTCGTTTGATTTTCTGAACTCCAAAACTACAACCGTTTTCGTCCTGAACAATAACTAAGTTTTGATTTGTTCTCTCAAACACCTCAACCAAGTTTTGTTTCATCTTATCTAACTCTTTAGATAAACGATTAGCTTGTAGCTTGTTAATAGCATAAGCCATGACGATTTTCTTTTCATCAGCTTTTAGCTTTTTAACAGCATTGCTCATTGTTTTCCTTTTGTTAGTTGTTAGTAATAGCCTGTCTTATCAGGTCTCATACTAATAGCAATAACTTTGTGTCCATTATGGGTTTGTCCACAATGGGTTTTTCCACAAACAAAACTAAAACAAATTGAGTACGTTTGTGAAACTTACAATATCCAGCAATAATAATATGTAGATAATTATTGCTGGCGAGAACCAAATTAAGACCCCCATCTTTTCCCCCTATCCTTTTTAAAAAACGACATTATCAACAACGAGAAATTTACCACGAGCAAGAATAGATAGGCGCTTTCTTCTGCTTTATCATCTCCTTACACCACTCAATGAATTTTTTATCTTGAGCTTTGTATTCCTTGACTGCCTCTTCTTGCCATTGGTGTCCCCAAAAGAAACCATCAGAGGCAAACGAGTTCGGATAGTTATCTTTCCACTCTGCTTCCAGCTCATGCACAATCTCTTCAGTAATATAAAGTTCATCATTTCCGTTCATGCCGAGATGTGTTAAATCAAATGGGTCGAACTTTTTGCTCTTGTCTTTCTCTCTTTGTTTTTTTATTTGCTCTTCATTTTGTTCATCAAACTTTTTACTCATGAACTGTTGAAGTCTTGCGTGCTTTCGCCAAACGAAAACCCCCTTATGTTCTTCTTCGTCATCTTGATAGTATTTTTCCCAATCTACCTGCCTACCTCGTAGATGAGCCATTTGGTCTAGTCCCATATCTTTCTCCTTTGTTCGTTGTTATGTGGTAAATAGGAATACAGGATTACGACCCCCCACTACCAGAAATAGTCTGATCTGCCCAGTTTTCTCGCTACCTACCACATCATTGTCTTATCATATCCCACAATAAAGTCAACAAGAAAAACCCGAAAGGAACACGGGGAATCTAATCCACGCCCCCCCGTGCCGTGCTACTTTAAAACTGTTCTAACCCAGTTCTGTTTCTAACGAGAACGAGAGCTTCACCACAGATTCACGCCCGTCAGGATCAGCAGCCCCAGCAGGGGCATGATTATGTTTGGAAAGACGAGCGCGAAGAGTAACAAAAACGAGATCAATCAATCCTCCACCCATCGGTTACGAACACATCGCCACGTATATCCTGAATGTCATCCAGCGGCACCTGCAGTCCCTGCGCAATTAGTTCTCTAGCTTTTTGATTCGTTTGAAACGAGGTGTTGAAGAGACCTTCCTCATTCACTACCATTTCCAAAAGCTGTGTGCTTCCCGGCAGCTGGGCAGCTGCTGATGGCATTGCTGCATTAACGATTTCAATTGGTCCTTTAACGAGCCCTTGCATCTCCTTAAGTTCTTCTATCTTTCCTTCTCGAACGGTCACCGTACCGTCATCCTTGATCACATGTGTCTTAGCAGAGGGTTCTGTCTCCTGACTATCATGATCCACGATTTCATAATCGTATCCTTCCGGCAAACCAGTCACCTCAGTTACGCATCCTGCATCCACTTCAATCTTTATTGTCTTGTTCATTCTCTATCCTTTGTTCGTTGTTAACGGTCAAGCCTTGAGGGCGAACATAACTAGATTACTAGTATATCGATGACCCCGCACCTCAAACTAGGTCACGCTCGTTGCTTGACCAGAGACCCATTACACTGGGAGACTAGCACCCAACTAGGTAATGGATCAGAGGGTTTCCCAATTTATACTGTAGTACAACCCCACAATCGAACAGTTCGGTCAAGCTAGGTGATCCTTGTTTTATTGCTAGCTACACTAGCTTGACCAGACGTATACATAAGACCAGATGGGAAAAAAGTCAAGAAGATAATTCATTTATTTTTTGAAGCAGGAGCTACCAGCCCCGTGCCACCTACCAGACGGGCTCTAGGTTAATTACCAAAAACTTGTTGTTCTTTTCCTAAACGAGAACGAGCTTCCCCACGCCCAGAGTCCCCTACCTAATGTCATTACCCAACACCTTTGTCTTTCTTGAAACGAGAACGAGAGCTTGCTGAAGCGTGCCACCCAGAAGACTACGCTGCATGTGGTAGTCCATTAACGATTCGGTGAACGAGAACGAGGATTAGTGAAACGAGAACGAGAGCTTCGCTGCCAGAGGATCTGATGGGGGCTCAACGAAACAATGAGATTAAAGTTGGCCCCCGAGACGAGAATACACGAGAACTAACAACGTGCCAAGTCAAGTTCAGTGAAGCTGCCTCGCGTGCCATCATACATTTCTTTCAAGATCCGTTGTTCTTTCGCACGGGAACGAGAACGAGCTTCGGGAGGAAGGTTCACCAGCTCCCGCAGGGCCGCCTGGAAGGCGGGCCATTGTACTGGGAACGAGAACGAGAAACGAGGTTTCAGTAAACGAGCATCCGTAATCACGGACAACGGTCTATACAGTTCTAGAGCCCTTTTCAAGAGGGTCTCATTGCAGATAATAACAATACCACCGTGTAATATCCGTTTGTTTATCCAACTGATTTGCCATTTAGATAGCTTCGGATATCCAACTTTGTCCGATTTTAGTTCTATCCAAAATTCTTTTGAATCCCAACACCCGTTAATATCAGGAATACCATTGATAGTATTAGATTCTACGCGAATAAAATGAGGTTTAGTGCAGTGCTTTTTAATTCTCTGCCACAGCTTTGACTCACGTTTTTTCATAAATTATTCGGCTCGGTTATCTACCTTGTCCATCTTCTGAATTAAACATCTTGGTAAAACATTTCGATCAGAAAAAACTGCTGACTCTGTGTCATAACTTGCAAATGTCCACACATTTTTCTTATCTTTATCATAAACATATCCCTGTGTAATCATTTTAGCAGGCAATAACTTTTTAACTTCGCTAGCCTCTGCGTGCCCTGTATCCCCACACGGATCTAACCAACATATTCTGTAAAGATAGTATTTTTTATCACCAACAACAGCGTGTTTATATTTACTTTTTTTTCGTCTGTACATTTACTTGGCCTACATTTGTTTTGAGGTCAGGATTATGCACCTCATTAAAGACAGTTACAAAAGAAGTCCAGCTATTACTCCTTAGGTAGTTTTTCTGTCGCTGGCTCAACCTCGATCGTTTTGGCATTAAACCCATCGATCTTATTTGATAACTCCTTGAGTTTCTTTTCAAGTTCTCCACGTGACATACCCTCCAATCCTGATACCTTTACTTCTTT